CTCTGGAAATTTCGTTAAGACGTTCCGCCATTCCCTTTGCGGCATTTTCAGTAGACGCCCAGAAATAGTTTAGAGCATCAAACAAAAGCGGGTAATAGACCCCGCCTTGCCCAACGACAACCTCCTCGCCTGCAAAGGCGACCGATCCAGAAACTGCCGTGTCCGGTTGGTGCAGCAGAACTGCTTTCTTAATGAACTGCTCAATCGAAACTCCTAACCTGGCTCGACCATCGCGAATTGCTTTTTTAAACCGTTTCTCATGTTTGAGATATACAGCTTCAAAAACATGCTCGCTAGGATCTGGCGTGATGGTCGAGAAGGTCGAACCCTCATCTACACGCACGCCATTTTCCTCAATGATCTTGATCAGCTTATCGTCGAAGATGACGTAGTTGTAAGTGCCTTCACCAGTATTGCGAGAATTGCCGTCGAGGTAGCGGATGCCGGGGATGCCTGCGGCAAGGAGTCGCTCAGATGCTTTTTGAGGATCACCTATGGTTGCGTATGCGGCAGAGCCTTTGGCCGATGGAATCATTCCCATCATCATCATGCCATCTGGCGACAGATCCAAAATCGCCTCCAAGTCCTGATCGCCGCCAGCCATGATCTTGAGAATCGCCGCCTTCACTTTTTCGCTTTGCTCACTCAAAGGCTTGTCCCAATCCAACAAATCCTCTTCATTTGGCAAGAGTTCGACGGTGTAGAGGTTGCCTGGATCATAAGCAACAATCTGCGCGCCTTCTGAAAACACGTCATTTTCGTTTGCTTGTTCAAATCCATTGTTTCCATATAAAGCCAATTTTGCATTGGAGGTTATCCACTTTTTATTTTTTGCCCAATCTAAAGCTTCTGACAATGAATCAAAACCAGATTTATATATTTCTACAGCAAGTCCAGTTTGCCTAGACATGCGCTCACTTTTGCGGAATCCAATAGCAAAATCGCCATATTGCTCCTCAATAACTATATACTTGCCCTCACCTTGCACTCCCAAGCTGCGATTGTTTGCTCCTGCAAGAATTTCTTGATATTCTTTAGCGACAGCTATTGAATCAGCAAAATAAAGCCCCCACCCGTAGGCTTGCGCCCCCTCCCCGGTCCCGATTTTGTCCATGCGGAACCCTTCACGCGGATCGATCTTGTGCGGAGTCCCGTGGAAGGACATGATCGAGAAGGTCGTCGGACCAACTAGGCGCGCACCGTCTGGCAGGACGGTGACAGTGTCGGCATTGGCTGGGATTGCGCGGGAGTTGGAGAAGTCTGAGATGGTCGAGAACGTGATCTCATCCCTCGTCTGGTCAAACCGTTGATCGAGCGGGACTCCGGTGAAGGGATCTGCGGATTTGATTTGGTTGGGGTTGAAGGCAATAATTTCCGCGTAATCCATGCCACCGTCTTCGCGGGAAACGATAGCCCCATCAAAACCCTGTTGAATCAGTTTGTTGCGTTGGCGGATTCCAGCGTCGTCAGTTTCGGCTGGGGAGAAACCCTCTACCGCCTGAGCGTATGTCGCGGGATTTTCTAATTTTAGATAAACGTGATATTCATTCCGCCCGTACTCTTTATTCGGATCTTTGACATCCTTGAAAAAGAAAGCCTGAATGTCGCTAGCCGTTCTGGCGAAATCAATATCAAAGGCTTTAAACTTCCGCTCGCTATAATGCCAAGCTTCTTGATTATATCCCGCATTCTTCGCACGCTCATCCACCAACCGTTGCGCCTCCGCAGTCTCCTCCTCGGTGATCGTCCCTGCGTTGAACTTGTCCTCAAGCTCCGCGTGACGCTTGCCTTGTGGGGTTACCTGGGCGGGAGTCATGGTCGAGAAGGTCTCCTCATCCACAAACTCAACACCCATGTCCTCGGCGATACCTTCGCCCTCCTTGACCACCTCGCGCTCAAAGACTTTCTGTGGACTCATCCCTGCGGACTTCGCGAGGAAGCTTTCGAGATCGGCGGGAAGCGTTCCTTCTTTTCGCGCCTTCTCGATCATCGCGGCTCGACGGTAGACCGCTTCATAGAAACTACCGTATCCAGACATGACCGCACCCATGTCGCCACGCAAAGCATCAGCGATTTCCTTGCGGAATTCTTTGGAGAAGATCCGGCCCTGATCCCCGGCCTTTGCCCGTCCCGCAAAATAACTGACCACCATTTTCGAGTAAGCCTCAACGATATCCTGGTTCTCGACCTGCGTGTCGTCAGTAATGCTTTTGCGGAAAAGCGCATCGCCAGTGGTGGATTCCCATTGTCGCAGTGCGCTAATCAGCCACTTTCGCGGAATTCCTCCTTCTTGAAGCATGAACTTTACATCTCCTTCTGCGGTTTCCTCGATGACCGTAAACGCAGTCGCCCCAGCGTAAAGCCGAGCGGTGGTTCTGATGACGCGATCCCCAAAGGAATCCGGCGCCGCCTCAGTATTTTGGGAGCTTCCAAGAACGTAGGATGAAGCGACTCGCGCCTCAGAGGAATTTGCTGCCATTCCCGCAAGCACCTGCGCCCTTCGCTCTTCGTCCTTTGGCGTGATACCCTTGTCCAACTCCTCGATCTCTTTCCGCTTCGCCAACTGCTCCTCAGTTGCAACGCCCTGCGCCTGTATTTCCTCAGTCGTTGGTCGAAGTGGCGAAAGGATGAATTTAATCTCGCGCCCTTCCTCAATCTGCGAAGTCGTCAACCGAGCGGCAGCAACCTGGTCGATGTGCATCGAGACAAGCGCAGAAGACGCAATCGCATCAAACCGTTCCATCGCTTCCTTGTGCGTTTCGTATTGAGTTGTCTCTCCGTTCTTGTATCGCAGGGTCCACTTGCCGCGCTCATTCAGAATTGCTGGCAGGATGTCTATGTCAATGCCGTCCTGCATTGCCTTGAGTGCCGCCTTCTGCTCTGCGACCAGTTTCGGAATCGCCTCTGCTCGCGCCTCTTGAACGGACTTTTGGTCCTGCCCCAAAGTCTTGAACTCCTCGCGCAGGAGCGATTGCGCACCGTCCAGATCGCCACGCACTGCGAGCGAACGAATCTCTGCCGCCCTTGCTTCAGAGACGCCTTGCGCCCGAAGTTCGTCGTAGGAAGAGAGCAACTCTCGACCGTTGCGGAAATCCGAATACGCTCCCGCGCCACCTCCCATGATCGCGAGCGGCAGAACTGCGAAGAACAGTTCCGGTTGTTGGGCAAGCATCTCCTTGTAGAGCAGTTCGACCGGGACGTTCGGCATGTCCTCGCTGAGCGCGGAAAGTGCGCCTTGAACCACAAACGGAGTAATATCCTGCACGTTCTCCTGCACCATCTCCGCGCCCAAGATCGCAGGAGTTCTCGCGAGAAAACGAGCGGGAATAGATCCCGTGGTCCCAATGATTTGGTTGAAGTAACGGTTGAAGGCAGGGAGCCTTGACGTGAGTAGCTTCCCACTGATTTGCTCGACGTAGGCTTGCGCAGGCCCAGCAATCATTGAGATCGTCTGCGCCTGCTCTGCGGTCATCGTGGGATTCCGTTCGCGCAGGGAGCGATAGGAGTCCCCTGCCAGTGCCATCGAGTTGAGCGCAAAGCCTCCTCTTGCTAGGGAGGTTGCAAGATATGGGAGCGATTGCGCGGCGGAATACAATCCGCGAACAGCAATGAAATCGGAAGTGATCGGATCGATCTGGTTTTGTGCGGCAGATCGCAGTTCGTCCGCAAGCTCCCCCACTTCAAACTCGTCCTTTGCGAACTTCAAAGCCTGTTGCTTGACCTCTTCGGATGGCGTTGCGAACTGCTTACCGGCAACCGCACCCATTACTCCTGCTTGCAGTTCGTAAGCCTCTCCCCCAAGGACTCGCAGGCGAACTGCCTCCAAGTATTCCTCTGGGGATGCTTCCTTGCCAACCGGAACCTCGACTCCGTTCTCGATGTCCCGCTGAATCGCGATTGAGACACTGCGGCTTGCCGTCCCCTTGATGTTCGCAACGCCGCCCTCGACGCCGCGATCAAAGCTTTCTAGGAGACCCTGTAGAACAGACTTCCTGCCTGCTTCATCGTTTGCGCTCTCAGCGATTGCTGCCGCGATGACCAGCTTCCGGTCTTCGGCGGGAACTCCCATGACTAGCTGAGTCATTTCCTCAAAGCTTGGAGCGGCGAGCATTTCCTCCCGTGCCGTTGTTGCCGCCTCAAGCGTCGATCTGTCTGCTCCTACGCCCTCGCGTTGCTTGAGGGAAGCGGACAGTAGCTTGACGGTTGTGCGATGCGGATCAAGGCGTGACTCAAAGGAATCCTTGATTCTGAAGAACTCATGCCCCCACTTCGCCTCGCGCCCAGCATAGCCTGGAACGCTTTCCATCCGTTCGCGGAACTGCGCTTCCGAATCGAGCGGACCCATCTTGGCTAGGGTAAATTCCCGCGCCATTGCGGCAACTTGATCTTCTGCAAGAAAGTCTCCTTTGATGGCATCGTGGAACTCCTTGTGCGTAGAGATCGGCTTTTTAAATTCTTGCACGCCGTAAGCGTTGATCAGTTGGTCGATGTTGAGATCGACTTGATCTTTTGGAAGTCCTCCAAATTCTTCAAAGTAACGCTTGTTAAAGAGTTTGTATTTCCTCTCTTCGTCACCGTTGACCATGTTTGTCAGATCCGAAAGCTGGTCGCTAGACAAGCCATGATTCGGATCAGTGAATAGAGTTCGCGTTACATCCTGCCGTTGTTGCTTTTCAAATTTAAAAGCGTCTGAAATAGTGATCGCCGCTTCAGCAAGCTCAAGGTCGTTGGGATTTTGTTCGGACAACGCAATCGCTTCGTCTAGTTCTAGTTGAGAAATGGGCATGTCAAAAAGTGGCGGATGCTTTCAATTGCTTTGCGCGTTCTTTAATTGCTTGAATCTTGTCGTCAGTTTCAGACTGCGCGTTGGGAAAAGCGGTTTCTGGAAAAAGAGAGCTTTCCAGCATTTTGTCGGATGCTGCTTCTTGGTAGGGTAATTGAAGTCCTTGGATGGTTGTCTGAATGTTGTCTGGCGTTACCTCCCCAACGTCAATGCGACGTTGCAGTTCGGCCGTATCTTTTGCAACCTTGGCAGCAACGTCCTGTTCCTTGGTCATGTCGGTGACATAAACATCCTTTCCAGCAAGTGCCGCTTCGTAATCTTGTTGATTCAGTTGAATGACTCGACCAACATTTTGCGTGGGGTTTTTAAACCAATGCGCTCGCTCTTCTTCAAACCTTAGCGGATCACCAAGCTCTGGCTTTTGCGTAAAATCCACAAACACAACCCTGCCATTCACTTCGCGCTTGTCTAAGTCCTTCGCCCTAACGCTTAGGGTTTCCGCTGCACGGTAGGTTTGGTCCAATGTTTTTTTTGCGGTCGCGGCTTGCTCCTCTGATAACGTCAACGATTCCCCACGCTTGAGTTTTTCAAGCACCTCCACTGCCTTCACTGCCATTGGATTGTATTCGTTTTTAAATGGAGGTTTTGCGAAATGCGACGGGAAGGTTTGAACAATTGCTGCCTCGTAAGCCTTTGCCTGCGCCCCGCCAATATCCTTGCTAACATCGTAGGTAACAATTTTCGACATCAGATCCATTTGGGATGCTTGCGTCTCCTTGAACGTCTTGTCGATCTTTGACACAAGGATGTTGCGGTTCACTGCATCAATCGGCTTGCCTTGGAAAAAATCGTTTAGTTCCTCTTCGGAGTTGATTCTCCCCGCTGCAACGTATTGCTCCGCTAGCTCAACCTGAGTTTTGTATTGTTCGTTCTGGAATTGACGCAAAGGTATCAATGCTTCCTCGCGCATCATGGGAGAAAGAATGCCGTCATGGTTTTTAAACGTGCCGTCCTCGTTTGTTGCGGTGAGTTCCTCCATGAGAACGTCAACGTCTTCGCCATTCTGTGCGCGTTTTAAAATCTCAAACTGGATTCCTCGCGAGGTGACATCCTTGTCGTAGCGAGCGAGTTCATACTGCTTCTGCTCCTCCGTTTCCCAAGGAGCGTCTGCGATCAATTGTCTGCCTTCCGAGAACATGCCGCGAATTGCGTAGGTATCGCTTTGCATTCTGGCACTGTCGATTGCGTCCTTGCGAATCGACTCAGACGCTCGCCAGTTGGTCTGCTCCGCCCAATCCGCGCCCTGCCATCCTTCATTCACTGCGAGTTGCGTCAACTCTTTGACCAAAGGCATGTCCCCTGCCTGCATCGCTCGCATGATCTCTGCGGAGTTCGATTCGTTGGCGAGATCGACAACCTTCTTCGCCGCTTCGACTCCGACTTGGAAACCATGCCGCGTTCCGAAACTCATTACCCGTGTCCCGATCTGCTCCTTTGCGGCAGGGGAAAGATCCTCACCGGAGATCAGATCGTTCTTCATCCGCTCCATGCGACCGTTCCATTCGGCTTCCCACTTGGTTGGGTTTGGCTCAGATAGCTTCCACTTCTCGAAATTCGCCACCTCGCCATACATGGCATCCTGTGCCTCCGATACCTTGCGGTAGTTCCAAGCATCCGCCAGACGCTTGCGGATGTCGAACATCACCTCGCCTACATTGCCGATCCCTTCACCGATTGCCTGCATCCCGCGAGCGACTCCTTGCCCGAGATCGGCAGGAGCGTTCGGCATGTCCTGCGTGACGTTGCCCAGCGAATCCGCGAGCGTTGCGATCCCGCGAAGTGCGGTTGTAGCGTTTACGCGGAGTCCTGCTGGCGACTCCATGCCGGGAGCCACAGGTTGTGCTGGTCCCTCTGCTCTAAATTGTGGGATGATTGGCATTACGGTCTCGCTTCAAGTTTCTTGACTGACTCAAGGATCATTTCAGTCTGCTCGCGGATGTCGAGCAACTGGACCTCAGTGCGGTCGAGCCGTTTGTCGATATCGTGAAATTGTGCCTGCGATGGAGGAGGTGCGGCATCGAATCGGACTGCTCGCGTTTCAAGTTGGACTACCTTCGGCTTGAGTTCGCGGATCTCCTCGCCATGCTCAGTCTGAACCTGGTTCACGGTAAAAACCCATCCGGCAACTGAGATCCCGGCAACTGCCATCCCTGTCATCGCCCATGCGATCACCTTCACCGCATTGCCTGCGTGATTGATCCGCTCCAGTGCCTCGAAAAATTCAGTGTTCTCCTGCTCGCTCATCGCCTCAATGTGAATGCTCATCTGAAGATTCCAGCTCCCGCTGGTTTCGCGTAGGACTGCGGAATGTTCATGCCGAGGTGGTTGGAAACGGATGTCTGTTGGATTGCGCCACCGATCCCGGTCATAACAGATCCCAACGCCGACATCGAGGCTCCCTGCGCAGCATCCATTCCCGAGAGCCTGCGCATCTCTGCCTGCTGGATCGCGGATTGATATGCCGTCTGCGCCCCGATTCGACCAAGCTTGTTTGCTGCCATCGACAGTGCCGCCCCGCGTTGGGACATTCCGTAGTCTGCGCGAGCCTTTGCTGCCCCGAGGATGCTGGCGGATTCCGCCATGCCTGCCCGTGCGAGGATGTCCTGACGCTCGTAGTTAGCCTCGTCCTGCTGGTCCTGTAGCTGTAGCGCAAACTGCGATGCGGACTCTGCCATGACTGCTAGGGGACTTCCTGACATCTCGACGCCACTTGCTGCGGTAGCGGAGATTTGTTTGCTGCGGAACTCGTCGAAGATCGTGAGGTTCCGCTGAATCGCTTTCCGGCCTGCCGCCGATTTGGTTTCGGCGAACTGCCGCATCCGTTCCGCATTGCGAGCAGACGCATCCGCATCCGCAAGGGCAAGCGTGAGGTTCGTCCTGCTCGCTCCTCGCTCCATGCCGATCCCGATCCGCCCCAGGCGCAACTGGTCCATCGAGGAGGATCTCGCCAAGGTAGCGTTGGACCTGTCGATTCCGTAGTTGATCTCCGCCATTTTGGCGTAGCTACCTGCGCTACCGAACAGTCCCAGTGCGCCCAATCCGCTCCCAATGGCGGAAATCAATGTCGGTAAGATCATCATTTTCCAAGAACCTCAATTTTCGGGATGATAGCCAGCACATTGCACGGCAAAGGCAAGGTCTGCCGAATCGTCAAATCGACACTTGTTCTATGTGCGTCAAGGTTGTTAATGTCAACAAGTCCGGTGAACAATTGCTCTGGTGAACCGGAGTTGGTTTCAGTAGAGCGGTTGAGAATCTCAAACCAGTTGTTCTCATCTGCGGTAGGACTGTCGGCATATTGCGCCCCATAGGTTTTCCACAGATTAACCGTTGCCCGTTTGGACGTATGCTTCCGGCCTTGCGAAGTGCCATCCGCCATGCCCACCTCGATCTTCGACGGTTGCAGTCGGGAGGTGAATGGCAATCCTGCGATAATGACGCTTGCCGCAGGGATTCCGGTCACTTGGTTGGACGTAACGGTCTGCAAAGGCTCGACTCCTCCTCCTGCGAGGATCGCGACTGATTGCCCGTTGAGATGGTTTAGTCCGGTGAGTGAGGTCAGGTTCGTCCCTTCTGCCATTTTGGCGCAATCAACGTAGACGAGTTTGTCGAACGTCCCTTGCTCTAGCTTGGAAAAATGGGATGGATCGAATCTCTCAATGCTGCGAGTGCCGCCGCGATTGACAACGAACCAGACCTGATCCGCATCACCGTCCGCACCATAGATGACTGCGACCGATTCAAACAGTCCACTCCCTGACGTATGCCGTGCCCATGCGATGACGCTTTGGTCCGGCTCGTAGGTCATCGAAATCAGAACCCCATCGTTGCGGATCATCCAAACAATAGGGTCCGGTTGCTGTTGGAACGCGAGTTGCTTGATCCCTCCGATTGTAATGTGTTCCGCCAAGACAGAAAGATCGGACGCTTGCTCTTCCCCTCCTGCTGCTCCATGCGTGAACTGCCGAAGCTTTCGGTTTCCGCGTTGCAGGAATAGCAGGTTGTTTGCGGCGATGAACGCTTGCTTGTGGGCAGATCCGAATCGGGATTGTCGGCGAACGAAGATGTTGGAAGGCGTAATGATCGTCTGTTGCGACGTTGCTGCCGTCCACTCTTCGGACTGCGTAAAGATTACAAGCGACTCATGCGAAACCATGCTCTGGATCGCGCTCCCCTCTTGTGCCGCGAGCGTGAACGCAAGAGAATCGGAATCGAATGCGCCTAGCCGGAAATTTTCGTAGTCGCCTACTGCGCTTGCCCAGATTGTGTTCGGTTGTAGCTTTGTTCCTCCAAACCACAGGCGTTGCTCATGGAAACATACAGATCGCGGATATCCTGCGTATTCTGCCCATGAGGAAATCGCCCATTCGGTTGTAGGGCTTGTAGAGTTAAACGCAAGCTCAACTGCACAATCAACGACCGGGGATTCACCAACCTGGTTGATGCCGTCAATAATTCTGGCGTATCCTATTACGTTTGCGTCTCCTGCTTCTAGGTATGCGATTTGCGCTGGGGTTGAAGCAACTGTTGATGTTACAACGCGCAACCGAAGCACTAAAGGTTCCTTAGTTGAGGACGAATACACGATCTGACGCCCGTTTGTTTCATTGGCAAACTGAAACGTTTTAATTGGAAGCCAATCTCCAGACAAGGATTTTTGCTCAACGTATAAGGTTCCTACAAATGTTCCGTAGGTATATACTTGGTAATCTCCAAGAATTTTGATTTCTGAAGAGAGGTTACCTGTTGAGTTCAAGGCCAATGAAACGTGACTCTCAGTTCGCTTATGGCGAAGCATAATCCTCGCGTCTTTGTAGTCGGTGGGGCTTAAAGATTCAGTAAATGGATTTCCCGTGAAGGCAATTTGCGTAAATCCAGAAGAAGAATTCAATAGCCTTGCCGTTACGTTGCTGATATTTAAGTCGCGAAATGCCGGGAATGACCATTCCACCTCAGACCAAGTAAAAGTTTCTTTTTGGATGGTGGCATCGAATAAACGCTCAAGTTTTTGTGGTGGATGATTTGGATGGCAAAGGTAAGCTATGTTGCCCAACTGCGCGATTTGCACCTCAAACAAGTCCGTCTCAAGATATGGGGTGGTAAGTTCCAACGGTTCGCTATCGCTAAGCCTTGGAACAAGTGTTCCTCCATCTTTCCAAAACCGGACAGACCCTTCGCGAAGTTCAACAACTCGTCTTTCTGTTGCGCTGAAATTAAAGTCGATAAGCCTGCCGGGGGTAGTCGATGCCGCGCCGCGAACCCAACCTGTTTTGGTGCTTGCATTTATCCAATAGTTTTCAACGTCAGATCCAATGGGATCTCTTGTGGCGTTGAGTTCATTTGCATCCGTATCAATTACCCACACCGCAGAGTTTGCCGTTGCGCTATTGCAAACATACAAAGTCCGAATGTTTTGCACCCAAATTGATTCAACCGAAAATCCGTCCAATGTGTCGTCGGTGGAAATTGGGTTACGTTCTTCTTCGGTCGAATGCTTCACCAATTGCTGTGTCCACGTTGCGCTCCCTGGGCCTAAACTCGTCAACTTCCAAGCAAATCCTTTGTATATCGCAAAGTCTCCCACGTCGAAACCTTTTGTGGCAACATGAACAGTGCTTTGTGGGATCTCTTTAAGAACCGGGGCGGTGCGCCTTACCCAAGTCGCAGTAGTCCCTGTCGGTCGAGCAGTGCATTCCCACAAGGCTCCAGTATCTGGGATGAGCCACAAAGACCCGACAACGATGCTGACGTAGTTGCTAGTCGTTGGAGCAAGCGTTGCAGTAAGGTTGCAGAATACGGTTACTTGTGACCAAGTTGCACTATTAGCAGTTACTGCGGTGCATTTGTAAATTGTTCCGCCAGCTACCCAAAGTGAGTGGACTCCGTATCCAACGCTTGAGTTTTGGTCGTTCCCTGGAGTTCCTACTTGGACAAGATCATGCCTCACTCCTAGTTGTCCCCAAACTGCGCTTGCGGCAGTTGCGTTTGAGCAACGGTAGGGAATCTGGACATTTCGCAACCACAGGCTGCCAATCTGGTAAGTAGGAGTGTCGTCAGTTGCGCTTGGCACAGTGTTTGTGCCGTCTAAGTTGTTTGGCGCAATGGTTTGACTCCAATTCTCAACCGTTGGCAACGTCCCCAGATACATAGTTCCCGGCCTACGAAACGCTCCTCCGTAAATCTTCGGTAGGAAGTTCTCCATGATCCGGCAGGAGAACGGATGCTTCGCATCGTCCACGCGAGCATCCATGAGCGGAGATAGCTCGCCTGCGTTGAAGCTGTTGCGGTGAACGTGTAGGCTCATTTGTAATTACTCGTAGGACATTGCTTCCGTAAACCAAAGGTCAACGTCATCCGCATCGATCATCAACTGCTGGCGGATCGCCTCGACTTTTGGAGAAGTCCTGCGAACGGTGGGGGCATACTCAAACCATTCGGTCATAATGTCGCGAGTGGTCTGATCTGGGATCGCGGCAATGGCGGCAAGGACGGTGGCTTTGATCCCACGGCGGATCAGCATCTCACCAAATTGCGCGCGGGTCAGGATCAAGTTCGCCCGTGTATTTGCAAGGGTAGCTGCTGCCAGGTGCGCGGCATGGAGGATCTCAGCAGCAGGTCGTGCCGCTTCGATCTCCTCCATCGTTGGGACGGGTCCACCGTCTCCTGCGGTGATCTCTTCGCCGTAGACGCGCCAACCCCCACGGTCAGGCCACGCAATCGAAAGGATGTCGTGGATTGTCGCGATCATGGGATTCTGAGGACTTGCATCGTGAAACCTTTATAAAGCGTGAAAGTGGAGCCATTGACCTCTCCGCTCATTTGCAATTGAACAGTGCCGGGAGTTGACCCATTGTTAACAAAAATCTGAATCATGATCGGCATGGCACTGTTTAACAGAGTGCCACCTCCTTGAGTTGCGACAGTGCCGAATGCGGTCATGCCGGATTCTGTCCTACCCGCAGTCGCGGACGTAAGGCAAAAATCGCCAATCTGCACGGCAGTCGGTGAACTTGGGCCAGTGAACGCATATTTGAATCCAGACCCAGAGGTGTTTGTAGCCCAGAAACCTTTAAAAATTGCCGTAACCTTTTCGTTAGCAGCAATAGAAAAGGACATTCCGGTAATATTGGAAACAGTGTTTGTGTTGTCTGTGATGTTAGATGTTGTTGCAGCGGGGGGTGTAATTGTAATAAAATCAGAGATGTCGCATTCCTCAAAATTGCCAGCCCCTGCGGTTTTTCTTCCGATAATTTTCCCTTTGGCAGTTGCGGCAACAAGCGTGTCAAGCTGTAAGGAGTTTTGATTTACGCTCCATGCGGTTCCTGATGCAGAGACGGTAATATTGCCCTTGTTCCCATCTGTTAGCTTGTCAGGAGAAAAGACTCCAGCCTCAAGGATTGCGTTTTTGTAAATCGTTGAGCCTTGAAGTGCCCCCGTGACGATGGTCGTGAACTCAGCACCAGAAGAGGTTGCTTGAGTTCCGCTTGTTCCACCGTTGCATCCTGCGCCTTGCGTAAGTGACAATGTGCTAATGTAGCAATTAGAAAAATAATGATTGGCGACGTTTCCACCGTTATATGGGTCTGATACGGCGGATGTTCCGTCCCCGCCCTCAATGGCGACTATCAAGTAGACGCTTTTATCTGATGAAAGATTTAAATCCGGCGCGGTAAATCCGTTCTGCTCTACTCCATCCTCCCCTCTCCATGTAAATGTAAGAGTGGAGGCCGAAATACCTGCGCCTTGCACATAAATCGGCAAAGAATACCCACCGCTACCAAAAGCCGCATCAATTGAAAATGAGCCGGGACCAAAATCGAAACTAGTCGCGTTCGCGTTCCACGCAGCCTGTCCGGTTGAATAAGGCTTTGAGGGATTGCCGATCACTGCGGTTGAGTTATCGCCTCCCGTGCGAACGTAAGCAAGTCCCGTCCCCGTTATGGGCGCTCCCGAAACTTCCCATGCCGCTCCTCCTGCGCCATCTGCGGTGAGGACGTAGTTATCGGCTGCTGCGCCAGACCCAAAGTCGGCTGCGTTGATCGCGCCAAGGGAAGTTTGCCCAGTGCCACCGTTCGCGACAGGGAGAGTCCCGGTAACGTGGGAACCCAGATTTACGTTGTTACGGGTGATGACTTGGTTCGCGATAGTCAGGTAGTTCGGGGTTCCGGTTAGCGTAACGTCACCGGAGTTGGACCCAGCCAAAGTGCCTGTAGCCCCGTCAGCGATGGTGATGCCACCAGTTTGGATCAACTTCCCGGTCGTCCCGTCGAATCTAGCGATGGCGTTATCGGTCGCGCTCGACGGTCCAAAGACATCCGCAGTGAAATAATTCGGGCGAACAAAAACAATCCCAGCGTTAGCGTGGGATCGGATTACTGCCATCACCTCAACTATGGGATTTGGCGCAGAAGGTTTTGTATTTGTCAGTTTTACTGCGTTGGTCCCTGCATAAATAATTTCTCCATTTGCCCACGTTTGACTGTAGTTCGCGCCGTTGGTCTGGATGTCTCTGAGTTTTCCAAAAGCCACTACGCTACCTTGATGTCCATTTGCAAATGTTTCTCCGGTTATCCCCATGAATAGGGTTGCCGGACCTGTCCCATCCCAGGGCTTGATGAGAAGTTTTCCGCTACCTCCATCCGTTCCATCGAACATGACCGGAGTGCCCTTGGCAATTGGCGATCCCGATTGATTTTGCGCATGGTAGATCAGGTGCTGCCCGATATGCATCAAAAACCCGTCTAACTGTAGATCGAGCGTCTCTTCCTCGACATTCCAGATCAAATCCCCAACGGTTGTAGCAACTCCCGTGGGAGTCGTATCGAACTGAATCTTCTCAACAAATCCGAGTGTATCCCCATCGTGAGTGTGTTCTGCGGCAGCATAATCGGTTCCGGCAGTAGCCGCAGAGACGACATTGCCATTACCTTTCAGAAGTCCCGAGATATTAGTGGTTGTGGACGTAGTGACGGAGTTGGGTCCATTAGTTCCACGAATGCTAACCGCATCCGCGATGTTTGAAACAATCCCGTATCTGCCAACGTAGCCGATTCCCGGTTTCGGTGCGATGCCGTCGCCGCCCGTCCAATCGTAGACGTAGACAACCTCCCTGCCTGCGTCATTGACGAGGCTAATCAGCGGAGTCCAGCCGTCCCCCCCCTTGATCCCAACGGACGGTCCCCATGCGTCGAATGCTACTGCCTGCGGTCGATAGTAGCGGGATGCCGCGCCCATCGACGTTGTCGAGATCATCGAGCGGTTTTCGCTCGCGTCTGCGAAGGCGGCATCCCTTAGCCTGCTAGCGGACAGTCCCTCCATCGCGCTCTTCTCAGTGGGATCTGCGATGCTGGGAGCGATTGCTGCGGCAAGCTTAAGAACGAATGCCTCGACGAACAGAGGATCGAACAGGGTAGTGTCCTCGATCTGCTTGACGTAGGTAACCTGGAGCGTGTCCGCGTTGCTGTAGATCGTTCTAAACGTCAGGGAGTAGTCTGCCTCGCACCTCGATGCCTCGACTCCGTTGACGGTATTGAGTCGCAGGAAGTCATCCGGCAGGGTAAAGGATCTGCTCCAGCCGTATTCGGGAGTCGCACCTTCAGCAAGATCCGCCCTAACGGTCGCGAAGTTCCAAGGATGTCCGCGCAGGAGAGCATCCCGAACTGGTTCAAAGTGATCGCGGCAAGCGATTGCTGCCGCTGAGTTCTCGCCGATATCGTTGATCTTCGGTTGCCCCAACCGTGAGATCGCCATGTTGCAGATGTCGGTAGGTGTAGCCATTAATAGTGCCTCCCGAATGCTGCGTCAGACGGTCCCGAGATCACGGTCGAGCGTCCTTGTGCGGCGTTGACATGTCCTGCCTTTTTCTGCTTCTCTGCCGCCATTGCCTCCATCATGTTGCGGAGATCGGCGGACTGCGTGATCTCCATCGCGATTGCTGCCGCGAGACGGTAGGCAAGCACCTCGACGAAGTTGGAATCGAAGCGATCTGCGGAAACTCCTCGCTGAACGTAGGTGATCTGCGCCTCATCAGCGTCAGTCAGTAGCGTGAGTCCCTCGATGCGGAACTCTGAGGCGCGGAGATCGACCTCGAAACCGTTGAACGTAGCGACACGCAGGAAATCGTGCGGGAGGACGAATGCGTTGCTCCAGCCGAAGATGGGAGCATCCGCAAGCTTCGACAGTTTGACCGGGACGATGGCGAATTTCCAAAGCCTGGTTCTGAGTAGCGAGTCGCGAACCGTGTCGTAATGCAGGCGGCAGGCGATAGCGTTCTTGCTGGTATCAGACAGTGACGCGATCCTTTGCGCTCCCAGATGGGAGAGGGCTAGGTTCGCGATGTCTACATCAGCCATGTTCGCAGTAGATTGCGGGAACGGGAATCGAACCCGTGTTTGGAGAATATGAACCTCCCGTCATACCTCTAGACTATCCCGCGATTCAAAGAAAACCCGCTCACCCCGAAGGATGAGCGGGATGTTGAAGTGGATCAGGAAGCTTCGTCTGACGAGTAAGCCAGATAAAGCTCAACAGTGTCGCCAGCAGCAAGTGCGGTCGCAGTGCCGATTGTCAACTGAAGGTAATCAGTTGCTTCAAAATCGGCAAGCGTGCGCGCACCGGACCTCTTGAGGAACGGAACTGCCGTTTCATCAGTGGCAAGCGTAGCAAGGCCAGTGACATCAGTAGCAGTTCCTTCGGAATTGACCTTCTGAACCTTGACGGTTCCTTGAACGCTTCCGCCCGTGCCGACAATCCGGCAATGCTCTGGGATGATTCGCCCGCCACAACCAAGCGTTCCGAGGACGATAGTGTCGCCTGCGGTAACGGAGCTTGCGGTGAGAGTGATCGTTTCATAGCTCGCGATTCTCAAGGGAGCTTGAAGCTGCCGATAAGAAGGAGAGACCTCACGCTTGTAAAGCGTTTCGAGTTGTGCGGTTCGTTCTGCGGTATTAATAGATGCCATGAGATGGTTTTCCTTTCAGTGGTGGAATTGATTAGGCAGGACTGCGGTCGCAGGGGATCATAACGACACCCTTCTCGAAACGTCGCATAAAGCCTAGTGTCGCATATGCGCTGATTTGCAAGGCATGTTGTTGAGTTGGAAGGACATCCATGTGGATCTCAAGCTTTTCGGGAGCCATGTAGAGTCCACGTTTGGCCGAGTAAGCGAAGCAACTGTCGATGTCAGTAGCGGTAGTGTTCACGATCCGGTTGGTGCAGATCACGGTGAAACCAAACAGCTTGGTCGATCCGCCGGATTCCAACCAACGGGAGATCATCGCTGCATATACGTCATTGCTTGAGTTTTTGACGTAGGTATACAGGTCTTGCTCTGCCTTCGGATTGATGGCAAGGATCAACTCTTCCTCTTCGGGATAGATGTCGTTCTCCTTGAAGATCTGCATTGCCTTGACCAGTTTGTCGGGAGTGAGTCCGATATTGGCAGCAGGGCTTGATCCAAGTTGAACGCTAACCTTCTGCGTGTCCGGCAGATCGATAGCGGTGACATACGGTTCCTGACCTCCGTAAACGGTGGCGTCTGCGGCTTTGCAGACTTCGGTGTCGATGAGACGAGCGTAGGCAGCCTTCATCGCCTGGATCGTTTCCGAGTCAGGGAGGGCGAGCTTGCCAAGGAACTCCTTGTCCCACTTGTCGAAGATCGCCTGATCGTAGAACGGAACCTTCGTGAGTTTGCGAGCGTGAAGTTCGGCTTCCGTAGGAGCGGACTGTTGAAGTCGCCCGTTGCGGTTCTTGAACGAACGCGGCTCAAGGGAGTTGTAGATGTTTTCCTTGCCTTCAAAGCCTTCAACCTTGATGCGGCTGGAGAACTTGGAGAGGAGCTGTTGAACCTCATGCTCGAGGTTGTTGGTGAATTCGCGGCGGAATTCTTCTGGGATGCCGTGGGCAATAGATAGTGCCATGATTTTGAAATGGGTTTAGAAGTTTAGGTGTTGCACCTGCCGTCCGGTAATCCCTCGCGGGGCCATTCGTTGGTTGCTCGCCTTCTCCCGGTAGTCCCATTTCATGGGGCCATTTGAAGAACTATCTTAATGCCTTTGCGTCAAAGTCTAGTTGTGCAAGTAAAAAAATATCCCCACCCCAGAAAAACGACAAACCGGGGTGGGGACTCCATTGCTAGGTAGCGATTCCTTGCGGTGGAAATTATCTTCGCGTTGCTGCTTCTCTTGCTGCTTGCTCGCGATATAGACCGTGCAATCGCTCCCGTGCTGCCTTGTCGGTCCCGTTTCGGTAGGCGGGACTTTGCAGGATGGAGCCGATCTGCTCTTCGATGCTCGACACGCTAGTCGATGCGCGACCAGTTGCGGTTGTGTCCTGCCGGAAATCTGCGGCAAGGAAGTCTAGGGCGCGAAGGACATCCGCCCGAGGCATCAGCATCTGATCAAGATCGAGGACTTCCCCTACTCGTTGCTGAATGTCCATCACCTTGTATTCAAAGTCGTTGCCCCACTGGTTGACGAGTGCCTCTTCCGCCCGTGTCATCTCAGCGATCTGAGCGGACTCGATGCGAGCTTGCGCGGCAACAAGTCCCTCAAACTGTTGAGCGGAAAGGCCAAGGGAATGCGCGGCTTCCTTGATCGGGCCGAGTGCTTCGGGATCAAAACCGGGAAGGTTGATTGCCTCCTCCGCTGAGATCTCGTAGCCGGATGGATCTTCGGGAACTCCGATAGCCTGGTGATATGCAGCGATGTCGTCCTCGCTCGCGTTCTCGCCGGGAATTCTGACGTATCCTTCCATCTTGCGGGAGAGTGCGCTCTTCGTTTCCTTGGCGGATCGCATGAACGACTCCTGATCCTTGAACTGATCGAAGAACTTCTGGTCGCCTGCGAGGCTTTCGGGCAATTGCCCATACCATGCCGTCGATGCCGCCGTTGTGGCCGATGTATCGACAGGCGATACGGTTGTGCCGTATGCTGCCGAAGATTCGACTGCTGCCGGGGCGGAAAGTGTTGCTTCTTCGCTCATTTGCTGACCCTCCCATTGTAGTGCGAGTTGAACTGTTCTTCGGTGAGGTTCCGCCGCGCCCATTCGATAACGATGGGAGTCTTGTCGCCAGACATTTTGCTGCCGTTCGCGAGCATGAATCTGTAGAACTCAGCCATGCTATCGTCGCCGGAACTAGTTACCGCAACCCTCACTGGCGCGATCTCTTCGACAGGCTCGATGTCGTCAGTGACAATCGGCCCATGCTCCTCGACCATAGCCTGGTATTCGGCGTAAAGGTCGTCTACTCTGGCAGGCGAGGCATTGGTTCGGACTTTGATGCCTGCCGCTTCAAGCTCCGTTCGTTTTTCTTCGGTTGTCATTGGTTGTGGTAGTTGTCTGGTTTGGACATCCCGAGGTTCGTCCCACGGGTTAAAAGCGTTGCGATGACATCCGCCTGCCCATCGCGGAATGCTGCCATCTCAGGGGACACTCCTGCGCCGAATCGAGGTTTGATTGGGTTTATTGCCTGCGTGAGGAGTGCGATAAGCTTATGCCCCTCAAGGCTTGCGAGAACGTTGCGGAATGCTCGCTGAATCTCATCGACTCGCGAAGCGTAGGCATCGTCTGCCTCGCCGGGATGGCGCCCAAAGATAATATCGTCGATGCTCATTTAGCCGCGCCTGCGAGCTTCGCCACCGCATCGCTCTCTTCAAGCATTGCCGCCTCTTGTTCCGCTTGTGCTTGCGCCTGCGCCCGTTGCTGCCGCATCTGATCCCGCGACCGTTCCGGCACAAGGGAGGACTCTAGGATGCCAGCATTGCGAGCGTAGTTGCGGAACCCGTCGTCGAGATCCAGGTTGTCGAGGATGTCCGGTCGAGCCTGCGCGATGTTGCTCGCGAGGTTGAGCGTTTCCAAGAATGCGTCGTTGTGGATCGACTGCAACGCCAGTGCCATCTTGGAGCTGTAGACGATGTTCGGTGGCGGAATAAATACGTCACCGTTAGCCAAAGGTTGAACCAGTTGTCGAGGTGCTGGCGGGAATGCCCCAAGTCGCAGCAATGTCGAGAAGACCTGCCGCATGATCGGATCGCTGAGTTCCCTAGTCTTGCGAGCGAAGGTAGGAGAGAAGTTGGGAACACGGTCGAACCTGCGTTGCCGGACCTCCTCTGCCGTCATCTGCTTGCCAACCGGAACGGATGCGAGTGCTTGGAACAGCTCGACATGGAAGCAGTTGTTGATCTGCCGCTTGCGGAATTCAGTGCGGTCCTCGCCCACCAGGTAGTTGCCGGGATTGCCGAAATACTGCGGACGGTTAGCCATGTCCGTTGTAAATGTCACGCCCGAAGCTCGCAGATCGATCACGCCCTCAAACTCAGCCGGGGCAACGACAGGAGGAGTGACTTGCTTCTCGACAAGCGTGTCCAACTGCTGCTGCATGTAGTTCAACTGCCGCGCATCATACAGTGCCTCGATGCCGGGAGATCGTCCGTAAGGGCAACGTCCCCACTTCAAGTGTCGGTGAATGGCGAATGGACTCTCGTAGTAACCGGATTCCTTTAGGATGGTCTGGCTAGCTTTCTCGATCCAAACGGATGCGATGGAAGCGTTCTGGATCGTCCTGCTGAACCTGTCCCGCTCATTGCGCGGACCAATGAACTGAAGCATCTCGATGGTTTCATCGTCTGCCGTCAGGGGATCTTCCAGTTTCTTGAGGATGCTTTCGGTGAGTTTCTTCTCGCCAAACTCCTGCAAGCACTGCCGAGGACTGAACTTCTTGACCTGGAAAACCGTGTCGATGTCGCCCAGATTGTTCTCAAGGATCGAGTATTCTCCGATCTGGAAGGACTCAAAGTGCAATCCGTAGGTGGAGTTCTCGCGGATGAACAAACCGGAGGTTCCGTATGGACCGTCCTGCGCGTAGACATCGTGGATCTCCGAGTAGAAGTTCGTTCCCACCAGGATCTCAGACGCGATGTCGGTGCATTCGGAATACCATGACTTGATGACATCGTCCTGTCTGAACATGCGGGGCGCGTTGAACGCGAACCACTTGCTCTCGCTAGGCGTCATCCATGACATGCATCCCGCAGCATAGACCCTTGCCGCTTCCTTGATTGTCGAGTCGAAGATCGCGGCTTGGCCCGTAACAGATGGAGTCCAGCCTGTAGCGGTATCGACTCCGATCTCCCGGTTGAGCGGATCGGCATGAACGGCAACATCCCTCCAAATGCTGTGCATAGCCAACCGAATAGATTCGGCGGCTTTGTAGCGTTGGAGGATCTGCTTCGCGTCAGTCATCCCAGTCGGGTATCGCCACCGCCGAGCATGGTAGACATGGGCCTGCCGAATGAGTATGCCCCTTTTCGACCTCCCTGTCGGCGCATCATCTCATCGTCCTCGATGAACTCAGTCTGCACATTGCCCTGATCAAGAGCGGCAAGAGCGGCAGCACTATCCCGTTCGGCGGCAATCAGTGCAGCATTCTGTCGCGCCCCGACTCGACGGTCCTGTGATGCGGTTCGGACTGCAACGCGGTTAGCAGCGCGTGCTGCCTTCGCTTGTTTCATCGCAGTCTGTTGAGCGATCTGTGCCGCTTTCGACTGCGCATCTGCGAGTTTCTGTTTTCCACCCATGAAGAAATCGTGTTTGCGTCAAAGGTCGAACGCGCAACTGATTTTTTCGCACATAGGATATAAACGGCAAGAAATAGGGGATATATCGACCGAATTGGGACAGATCGCCCGAGGCTAGGTAGCAGTGCCAGCAGTCAGGATTGTCGAACATATAGCCTGGATCATCGAACTTTTCGCGCCTGCCTGCGGTATTTACTGGTCGCATCAGCAGGAAAACCTCCGGTGTCGAGATGACAACCCCATGCGCTAGATGTGCGGCGAGTGCCTGGTGGAACGGTTCAACGCCATACCGCTCATGCGTTTCCCTTGCCGTTTCGAGCGGAGTCATGATAGGACTCTTGCCTGTTTTCGTTGTGGTTGTGCCGCACCTCGAAAGCCACTAACTACCTGCGCGGCAGCAACTCGTTGGACGTTCCCGCGCACCAATCCCCTCGACAGTGCTTCGGCGTAAGTGCGGACAGAATCGGCGTAGTGCGAGCAAAGATCGTGAACCGGGACATCCCTGACGATCCCGGTCGAGGAGTCGAGTTTCTTCCGGTAGCCTTCCAGCCTTCCCACTAGGGACGGGAGCTTTGCGCCGGACTCCGAGAAAATCGGCTCATCCATGCGGGAATGGAACCAGCAGTTCGGGAGGATGCGCCTGACCTCGTCGATGCCTACCCATAGATCGGGAATGCGCGGGACAACGGCAATGTTTTTGCGCGGGATTCCGCACTCGACCAATTGCTGGAGGTAAGTCTTCCCACTCCCCTTGTCGGTGATTTCGCAATCATGCGGGAGGAAGTGCGTGAGGATCGGGCCAAATTCCTCCTCCCATTTGCGGATCACCTCCGCGACTCCTGCCGCTCCTGCGCCCTCCCCTACGCATCCGGCAAGGAAATTGTGTGCCTTCCCGGCTGGCTGGATCAGCGACCCTGCCATGTTGTCGGAGCTTCCCAGATCCCATGCCGTGAAAATCGGATAGCCCTTCTCCTGCGCGAACTCAGACACCCGCTTGGTCGAGCGCAACGTCTTCATCTCAGGATAGATCTGGCCGGGAACAATCTGGCGATCCACCTCCTCAATGACAGACGGGAACTGTTGCCACATCTCCTCGCCCTGCTCTGCTTTCCTGCGCTCGTAGAATGCCTGACGGTCGAGCGGGATCTCGATGCCGTACTTCGCCTTCAGTCCTTCGAAATATTCGAAGGTCTCCGCTCTACCAGGCTTGACCCCCGGCAGGACGTAGGAAGGATGCCCCCACCAAGGGAAAAAGTGGAGTCGCCAATCCAATGGCGTGAGCGCATCGAACTTTGCTGCCTCAAGGGATAGCTGGAAAATGCTGTAGCACTCGCCCCACTGTCCACCTTCCATCGTTGTCTCGATGTCGATGATCCCGCCGGGAGGAAGCGAATTGAATGCGCCTCGCTTGATCCCTGTAGCTTTGGCCGGGAACTTCGCTGAGATCGGCCCGAATTCCGATATGTGCAGGCGTTGCGGAGTGCGTCCGGTGAACGCTACACCTGCCGTGATCCGCGATCCATTGCGCCAGACCATCTCGCCCCCGGCATCCTTTTCAAGCGGATTGGCTTTGTGTAATGACTTCCAAAGCGCACCGATAGCGGGATCTGGATGCAACGGTCCAGACGCCCATGCGAACCTTGCCATCGACAGCTTCGCGAACGCGTCATCCTTGGTTAGATCGATGATCCCTGCCGCGAGATTGCCGTTAAAAATACAGTCATCGAGGTTCGCTAGCACGATGGCAGTAGACATCCCAAGCTTTCGAGCTTTCGGAATGAAGTTCCGGTTGTGCCGCTCCCGCAGGAACTGCTCCTGCTCGCCCCGCATCACAAACGGAACGGTCCTGCCTTCCTCGTCGAGGATCAGATACAGGTGGCGCATCCGCCAATCCTTGTTAGACAGGCGATCCTTCAATGCCTGGATCTCAGGCGACATGGTCAAAACGGAATGTCCTCACCATCCGGCCCATCCGGCGCTCCTCGATACCGATCAGCGGTAGCAGGCGCAGGGGCATCCCGCTTCTCGACCGCATAGAGCGAGATCCAGCCAGACCATTCCGGCGAGACCGGGATCGTGTCCAGCTTGATCGACATCCGGCCTGAGTCATCGAGGAATGCGGAGCCGCAGTTGACGTATCGTTTCTTTTCCTTGCCGTCCCGGTCCTTGTAGACTCCGACAGTGGCTACTACATCGTGCGTTCTTTTGATTGCCATAATTAATCGTTTTTCGATTGTGTCAAAGCCGCGAGCATCCCGAGGAACTCGTTCTCAGCGGAGATCTCGACCTTCTGCGGTGAGTCCATACCAGTGAGTCGAGCGATCTCCCGCGAGGATGCGACCTTTGAAACCATCTTCACCTTGACCGTGCCGTCTGGCTTGACCTCATACTCCTCGCAAAATGGCGAATCCGGCCCAACCTCGCCAACCGGAGTCCTCACAACGGTTGCGTGAAAATCGAGCAGTTCGTCCACGGTCATCGACGCAAGAGCTTGCGCGTCTCCAATGAGCCGATTGATCTCTTCCTTAACGTTGGGATTTCTGAGGAGACGATGCGCCTCGACCGTTACCCATGAAGGGTAGTTGCCTTCGTCAGTTTTTGCGATGTTCCCGGCTTCCCCATACGCCCGAGTTCCATTGCCGTATCGATGGTAGAGTTCGGCGAATCGCGCCTGCCTCACGGTGAGGTTGCTGTCGCCGGGAATGCTCATACCAGTTCTTCCATCGCTCCCCAGAGTTTCGAGAGGATCTCCTCGACAACGTCCTCATCATCGCCAAACTCAGTGGCGAACTCCGTAAACTCCTTCTTATTCTCAACGAGGTAGTAACGGATCAGATCCAGTTCCTCCCAAGTAAACTTGTTGCTGTCGTCGCTCATTTCTTTCATGCTTACCGTCAAACGCAACCTGTCAAGTCAGTAAATTCGCTTCCCGCTTCGCACCAAGAGCGGAGCATCCGGCTTAGTATTCGTCCCGAGTCGCTTGTAGATGCGGCTCTCCTCGCGCAACCGCAGACCGCAGGGCTGGCATCTTGATCCGCCATTGTAGGCAGGGTCCATGCAGTCAACGCACTTGCCTTCGGCGCGAAGCCTTCGCCTTCTCAAGGTCTCGCGATGCACTGGTCCTGGTTCAAGATGTCTTCCCATGTTGTCCTCCCGTTCACTTGTAATTCGCCAAGGACCAATCGGGACAATCCCTAAACTCAAACACGCGATTCCCATCCCGCACCATCCGAGAGGCAACGCGAACATCGACCTGCTCCGCGATCTGCTGGAGCGTCAGGTTAGAAGTCCAAAATGTCGCCTTCCCCATGCGACGTTCCGCGATCTCCAAGATCTTCGCCTTCGACAACGCGCTCTCATAAGCCGCGCCGATATCGTCGATAAACGCCACCTGGGCATCGCAGACGTGATCGATCACTCCGAAGTCACCTCTCCTCATGTAGTCCACGATAGTGATCCACCGCAGGAAGTTGGACCGAATTCCCCTCTTTTTCAGAAACTGGTGCGCTGATCGAGCCAGCATTGTCTTCCCCACCCCTGAGACCCCCGTTAACGCGCACCATTTGCCGTCTCCTGCGTTTGTAGAGTCGAGGAAGGTCAGGACAGCGGACACTGCTCCCGCGCTCTCAGAATGAAAGCTAGGGTCATAGTTCGGGCAGACGCTTTCCAAGGTCACCGAAGGCACTCGCTCGACCTGCGTTAGCTGTGCCATCGTTGCGGTTGTGAGATGAATGATTTTTTCCATTGTTCGTTTTTGTAAATGTTTCAGCAACAGTTGTGAAGTTTTCTAGATCAAGCCTCCAGTTGTCAGCGTTGATTGCGACTTTGTTCTTAGTTTTCCATCCGTTGACAACGCGGGAGGATGCCCAAGTCCTAACGATCTTTTCTGGGATCATGTTCTCCTTGGCGAATTTCAGCATCTCGTTCGGATCGAGGTTGATGCGAGCGGCAAGGCTTTCGAGTCCCTTTCCTTCGCGAGCAAGGACTTGGGAATCCGACAAATCGAATTCCTCCGCAGAATAAGAATTGAGAGAGCCTTGCTCGATCATATTCTTATTCTCTGCTTCTGCTTCTGCTATGTCCCTGTCATGCGTTACTGTAGCGTTATTAGGCGTTACGGGAGCGTTACTAAGCGTTACGCGACCGTTACGCTTTTGACGCTCGCGATGTCGGCGTTGACGCTCCGCGTTGGAGGTTTTGGACTCGTCCTTCGATGCCATCGCCCGATACTTCGCATGATTGAGAAGCGACCATCCACCGTCGATCTTTTCGATCCTACGCCCCTCATCGTCAGGAGTTCGCGAGTGTTCGTCTGGCGCAAGGAACTTCTTGATCGCGACCTCGACATCAGGAACCGGGACTCCCGCGATGCGAGCAAGGCCGGGAATCGATGCCTGGATCTCTCCGTTCTTGTCGGCGATTGCGAGCATGGTGATCCAGACGATGCGCGTCTTGTCGTCTTCCATCCAGATTGTGGACGTTACGAGCGAGGAAAAGAGCTTTATGTATGACATGGCGTTACGGTGCGTTACGGTGCGTTACGGTGCGTTACGGTGCGTTAGTTTGCGTTAGTTTGCGTACGGGTAACGTAACGGTAGTAAATCTTCCCGCAGATCCTCCTCGACCGCAGGCGATACGGGTATCTCCGTTGGCTGGCGAACGTGAGCATCTCCGAAAGAATGTGATGCATTCGCGCCCCGGCTGGAGCGTCAACTGCCTTGCGGATCTCCTCGACCGTGCGCTCCAGACCGTCAGACAGGAGATCGAGGATTTGATCGTGGTAGAGGCTTTTGCTCATAATGAAGGTCTCCATGCGATGATCGCGTCATTTGGGTTTTCTTCGCACTTGCTCCAGTTCCCAACGGGGTTTTTAGGGTCGCGCCCGTCGCCGCGCCAATATCCAACCGTGCCACTTAGGATTTCCCCATCAGGAAACATGACTTCAACATTCGTGAACTCATTACTAGGCACGGGATCACCTGGGGCGCGATGAACCCACCCATCATCGTCTGGAGCTACTGAGGATTCCTCGTTAGATGGGTATTTGGCAAGAGCTTCCAGCAAGCAGTCTGCGGCATCTACCGCCGCTTCGGCAATAACGTCCCAGTGGCATCTGTCCCATCGCGAGTTTAGGACAATGGACTGCATTGCCGCCTTCGCCGCCTCAAATCGCATTTGTTCTTGTGTCATTTCACCCTCCCCTCTTCAAAGCGTGACCATTCCGCCATCACCCTGACCTCAGTCAGTTCCGCAATGGCCCGATCTTTCTCGTCCCGCTGCTCGCCCATTTCGAGGGCGAAGTAGAAGGCAAGTCCGTAGCCAAGTCCCGTGATCAGGCAGAGAATTCCGATAAGGTAGTCTTTCATGTAAATTGGTTTTAAGTTTAGTTATACTCCGCACATTCCGGCGCATTCGTTTTGAATTGTGTTCCAAAGCTGCATTTGACCCATTTCCTCGTCAGTGCGAAAATCGACCTCACCAAGCGGAATCAACGAGGGATGAAGAAACGGTTTTGAAGTCGCGGTCTCGTCCTTGGCTGACGCTGCTTGCATCCGCTTCTCAAACTCAATCGCTTTTTCAAACTCTTCCGGCTCATCGTCCCGCAGTCTTCTCCACTCGTTATCATCGTGAAATGGACAGAATGAACATGCGGACCGGGGAGGCTCAGGGTAACCGTTAGCGGCCATCCATGCCTTACAGTCGCGCCGTGTCATCTTCCTCTCAATCAAAGGCCATCGACCTTGCTGCCAAAACTCGCGAAGAGGTTTCATCCTCTGCGTTTCATCCCAGCTAATTCCAATCCATTGCGTGACTGTGACCGCTTTTTGCCCGTGCGTAATCTTGGCGGCCCCTCGCACCCATGATGTGATCGGACGAATCTTGAAGTCCGCAGTGCATTTCCTGCTGATGATCCCCTTCGTCCCATCAGGCTTGAGCGCAAAGGCCGGGATGTGCGATTTGCGATAGGTCTTGCCTGATCGGCCTGAGACCTTCATCACAAGTTCCATTTCAGCGAGGTTGCCATGCGTAACCCTGATTACTGGGAAGGGCAGTTGCCCCTCAAGCCAATCCAGCCACTCATAAACGCTCGCAGGTTCCGCTTGAGTGTCAGCAAAGATTGCGGCATCCGGCATAGGACCGATCTCTCCTTTTGCTGCCATTAACGCCAAGGTTGACGATTGGACTCCTGCGCCAAGGGAAAGAAAGTTGTATTCAGTTGGTGGTGGTGGGTCAAAAATGCTCATGATATGTCGATTTCTTTAAGTTCGTATCTTCCGTTTTTGTTCTTCCGCCACCCGTGAACCAGCAAGATCCATCCGGCGGCTCGTAAATGCTCCAAGGCATCCGATTCGTTGATCTTGTTGATGCGGCTTTTTGTATTCGACCAACTGGTGCTTTGCACTGCAACGGTCTCGCCATCGCGGATCGCGAGGATGTCGATGATTCCGAAGAGATCGTGACGGGTTTTGGTGAAGGAATTCCACCGCTCAACAACCTGGACCAACTGGCAGGTCTTCCGCAGGTGAGCCAGACTGCGAGCGGTGGGGGATTGTTTCATCGCTTGTTTGCTGCGATCTCCTGCTCCCATGCCTCTTCGTATTGCTCCGAGAACAAGATCAGTGCGGCCTTGAGCTTTTCGGTAAACTCATCCCGCTCGACGAGGATGCGGAGCGGAGCGAGACCGGGATTCCAGCTTTGGAACCACCATCCTCCTGTGGCTCCTGTCACGGCGAGCGAACCATAAATTTGAAAACGATATTCTTCCGGCAGTTCGTTTGCGCGACGGTATCGGATATGCGTTTCGGGAACTGGGACTTTGCCCTCGAAACCGACAGACTGACCAACGATCAGACCATCCGGTGAGCATCCGAAGCGCCCGAATTTTGAGAGGCAGAATCCGACATCCGCGACCTTGATCCCGGTCTCGCCTTCGAAAGCAGCAACTGCCTGAGGTTCCAGTTCAGTGCCTCGCTGCATGGCCCAGTTTTCGTAGTTAGGCGCGGACTCGCAGTTCGCTCTCTCAGCGATCAGTTTGCAGATCGCACGTTCGCGAGCTTGCTCTGCGACCTTGCCCGAGTTGAGCAACCAAGGACCGAAGTTGCTTGCGGTCAGCACTCCCTTGCGAGCGGCGAACCATGCGTCAGATCGTTGCGCCATGTGGAGGATATGGCAGTCAGGGAAGAATTCGTTCATAGTTGTTCAAGTGTTGGGAAGCTTTCATCGAATGCCCATTTAAGAATGGTTGTGGGCTTGTTTTCTGCATGGGCCTTGAGTGCCTTGATTCCGAGTGCGGCGATCTCATGTTGCGAGAATTTACCTCGCGTCTTGTTGCTCTCGCGAATCAAGATCTTTCGGAATGCCACTGCACCAGGACTCCCGATTCCGGTCTCGACTCCGTTGAAGAACGATTCGGTTTTATCCTGCCCAATTCGCTCAAGAGCGAGAGATGCGAAGAAGGTTTTGCGCGTTTTGCTGACCAGACCCTCTAGCACATTCCACCGTTCGATTGCCCACTCGATGGATTGGTAATGATGGTAATACGCATCAAGAACTTCGGTCTTTGAGAATCGACGGTTGCCGAGATTCTTGCCGTCTGAGTAACTCATCCACATTTTAGCGACACTCGACTTCGTAGTGTAGTTGGCGATCTCGTCGTATTTAAATGCGTCAGCATAGGTGCGTGGAGTTCCGCCATCGATTAATGGATAGCACCTCACATCAAGTCCGCGAACGACGAGGACCATTGGAAAAAACCCGGCTTCCAAAAACGCTTTGATTCGATGTTGCCCGTCGATCAACGATCCATTGCAATCGAACCGAATTGCATCTCCCGTAAACAACCATCTATCGTTGGTCATGTCGCGGACTGCCATCTTGACGAATTCCGGCTTGAGGTTCCGTTGGAAATCCGGCAAAGCGGAAAGCCACTTCTCGCAAATCTCGCGTGAGGTTTGCTCAAACGACACTTCGATGCCGTTGTAGGAAAGTTTGTCGATCATGCTGCACCTCCCTCTTCGATGACTTCGGCCTGCGCCTCGATGGCGGGAGCGATGGGGGCGGCAGGAGCAAACGAAACTTTCGCGGCTTCCTGCTCTGCGCGATCCCGAGGAGACTCTGCCGTCCACTGGCGCATCCGTTCTGCGTCTTCGGGGTCCATAAAGGACAAACCGAATGCAACGCGAGCGCACTGGACGAACGCTCGATGCCGAAGCATTCGGACGGGCTGATTGTTCCATGGCGGCGTATTACGCTTGCACTCGTCAAGGTATTCGGTGACCTCGACGGCGCGTGCGCGGTCTTTGCGGTAGATCCGGCAGGTGATGCTTTCGAGCTTGCCGCTAGCCTGGTTCACGTCGAACTCGCAACCGTCGAAGGCAGGATTGTCGTTGACGATGCGATACCAACCGTCAACGCCGATAATGGGGACGATGCCTCCGCTCTTGCTGTCAGGGAAGGCGTAGATCTCCTTCGTAAAGGGATTCAAACCATACTCGTTGGCAACGACGCAGAGTGCCATCATCTGGCTATCGGTCGCGCCCTTGAAGGCAGTTTCCTTTAGGGTTGTGAGGAGCGCAGCAGGCTCGACGTTGTATTTGGTCGCCATAGTGGCGAGGGCGGATTGGCGAGACCTTGGAGTCTCAGTAGTAGCGATTTCGTTTTTCATTTTCGTTTTTTGGGTTAGTCCCTCACTGAGGGAAGAGTTCGTCAGAGAGTTTCTTGAGTTCGGATTGGAGTTCCTCGACCGCATACAGACGCAGGCCTAGGTTCTCCAGCATTCGGATCTGCGCATCGAACCCGTCGTAGACGAGCGCATCGCAGGACGTGCGGCGGGATTGGCGGAACTGGCGGATCTCAGCGAGGAGCTTCTCCGTTTCCATCCCGTGCCGGGCCATAAGGTGGTCGAGTGTCATACAAGTGCTTTCTGTAAAAGTTCGTCAATCGCGTAATCGTAATCCTCCCGCAGGATGGACTCGACCGGGAGTTCCTCGCCCGTCTCGTTGCAGACAACTGCGACCACTTCGCCCCGCTCGATCTCAAGCGTAACAAACCTTTCGGCGTGCGGCCCCTCAAGAAGGTAGCGTTGGACTACACCGGAGGAACTCATGCGCCCTCCTTTCGGAGCAGAGCGATCATGCCACCAGGTTTGACGTTCATCGCGACAGGGCGAGCTTGATGGATCGCAGAGATCATCTCAGCGATGTCAGCTTGGTGCATCCGTTGCGCAAAGTCAGCGTCGGACTTGGCGGCGACTCCCGCTTCAAAGGCGCGGTCAATGATGTCGCGGAGTTCATCCGAAGTGCCATGCAGGCAATGCCAGCGGAGGAACTCGATGAGTCTCGACTCACGGTTGTCGAGCTTACGGTTGTGGAGAATGTCGATCATAGAATTTCAAGGATTTCGGACCAAAGGAGGATGAAGGGATCTCCCGTAGGAGTAACAACGCGGACTCCGGTTGCGGAGATCCCGCGAACGATGCCGCGACGAACGCGCATGGATTTGGGCGACAAGAACTTGATCTTGGTCCCAATGACATCCCTTGCGGACATATCGAGGAGCAGATCGGCGACTGCGGTCATGCTTGCTCCTCCTCCTGTTGCGGCTGGGGTTGAGGTTGGGCAACTGCCTCGCGGATTGCCTTGAGGAGCAAGTGTCGAGCTTGCCCTGTTCGGCTCCTGCTTTGTTCTGCGGCGAGAGCGTCAAGCACCTCGCCCTCCGTATCATCAATGTCGATTAGGATCTTCATGCTTTGGGTTTAACGTAAAATTCCGCGACTGCGCGGCGTTGAATCTCAGAGGATTGATCAGGGGTGATTTCAATCGAGAGTCGCTCGCGCTCTTTGGGACTAACCGCGACCTTGCCGATAGCAACCAAGAACCAATCAGAGGCTCCCCTCTCAACACGAACGACGGTCGAGGTGGCGTTGAATTTGTAGGATCGCGCAGTTGGTCCGGCGGGAACGTAAGAAAAGACGATCCCCTGCCACTGCGACTTCGGGAGGACGGCAAGCTTTTCCTCCGCCTTCTTGATCGCCTCAAGGATTTGCTTGGTGCAGGAGATCGTAAACGATTCCGCCCTGCCGTTGATTTTGAGGAGTTCCGCGTTGATCGCGGAGTTGTTTTGTATGTTGAGTTTGATTCTCATGCTAATTTATTAGTCGAGGTTGATAGTGACTCCCTTGTCAAAGTTGCGGAAGGTGCGGAAGTTTTCGGGAAATGTGCAGCAAGACAGAAACTTACTCAGGCTGGTCGTGGTGCTAAAGTAGTGGTGATCTCCATCCACAATCACGGTGTATGGTTTGCGGTTGCCTTGAAGCTTGTGGCCTTTGCGGAGATTCCGGCATTCGGTCATCAGACTTTCCATTTGGCTTTCGGTGAGGTAACTCGTTGTCATGGTCGTTTTGTTTTCGTCGGCGGATCATCCGCTCGACATGGGCATGATATCGCCTCACTTAAACTTCGCAAGGGATTTTTTTAATGTCGAGGGAGAAAAGCTTAAAGCCCTTCTGCCACCTCGATCTCGACCGCATCAAGGAGAACGCGAGTCGCCTCGATCATCTGAGCCTCAAGATCCTCCTGCGGCGTGACCCACTCCTCGCCATCGTAACCGTCCTGATCGGCTCCGCGATGCCCGTATCCTCGCAGGCGTTCCGGCAAATCATCAGGATTCCAAGGACAGTCAACGCCCAATTTGCTGCTAGGGGCGGGAGGATCAGCAGGTGCGTCCTTGTGTAAGGAGCAAACAAAATCGACTTGGGGGCAACAGAGGCAGGCAGGAAGCGGCATCACCTGTGACCGTCAGGGAAGTCTGGGAAGTCATCGTCATTGTCCTTCGCGCATTTTAGCACAAGGACGAATGCCGCGATCATGAGCAAGCTACCGAAGATAGCGGACGGGATCATGCAAACAAGCGAATGTGCGACCGAATCAGCGAAGTCTTCCTATCTTGGATGTAAACTCCTCCACCTTCCCGAGATCCGCTTGTCGAGGTATTCCCTTCGACCGTCTTGACCATCCCGTTCTTCTCGTCCTCGATGGCGAGACCAATGTGGGAAAAGGTAAAGATCACGATGTCGCCTGCCTTGATCTCCTGCTGCGGTTTAAACAGCTTGACGGTTGGACCTGCGTCCTCCTTTGCCCAACGCTCAAAATCCCATGCGCCTGCGGTCAAAGGTCGCGGGAACGGCAGGTCTGCGAGCTTTTCGAGTTCGCGGATGCCCCAGCAGATGAATGCAGCGCACCATGCCCAACCGGAGCCGGGAAGCCAGGTCGCGGATTGATACTCTTGAACTCTCGCGCCCCGGTTGCTATTGACGGGTTGCTCGCGGACTCCCTCCTCGCGTTTAAGAATTCCGACAAGCTTTGCCGCCAAACTGTTCCCCGGTTGCTCTACAACCAGCAAGCTCTTGAGGTAGCGACTGTAGGCATCCTGCGTTAGTGGACCGGGATTGCCGTTGGTAGTGCCGTCATAAAAGCCCAACGCCTTGAGACCATGCTGAACGATGACAGCATCCGGTTGCGAGAGGCTTTTGATGTCGATCATTGGCGGCGCTTTTTTTCCATTGCGGACCAAGCAATCCCGGCAAGAGCGGCAACTGCACCAACGGTGATCTCAATCTCGTTGTGGCCGATCACGCCGCGAGAAGCGAGCGCACCTGCGCCAATGGTGAGGATGTGGCGAACAAGACCGAGGATAATGGGAGCGTTCATAGATCAAGGGATTTGCGTCAAACTGCGAACCGTCAACTGGATTATTCAAGTGCGTCGAGTCGAGTGTCGATGGCAACATCCGCCGCAAGGTAGTCACGCTCGATCTCCTGCAAGATCATTGTCATTTTGTCGAGCGCGGACTCCAGTGCTTCGGCGGAAAAGCGGGAGCCTTGGACAACGTCGAAGGTCTGCGTTCGCGGAGTCACGCGGCGGAAGCGGATGGTCGAGGTAATTGGGATCGCCGGATTGGTCGTTGCAGTGCCTCCGGTGATTCTGCCGGAAGTGATCGTTGGGGTGAACGTGAACTGACCGGATGTCAATGTTGCCTCGACTCCTGTAGCGGTAACCCTAGTGATTGCTTGGATGTCTGCTGCATCCGCAAGCGGAAAGCCAATCGCGTAGGTTATGCTGGTGGATGCGTTGCCAGTGAGTTGTCCGGTCTGGGTTGTTGTGGATGAGAGCATGGTTAGTCTTGGGTAAAGTTACGAATAAGAGCTTCGGCATCGCGAACGATATGCGCGAGGGAAGAGACTGCTGCGATGTTGTCGTTGAACAGACCTCCCGCCATTAGGAGAGTTTCGAGATCCCTGAGAGGTTGCTCAAGGTCGCCCTCGAGGAGCATCTGGAAATTTTCTGGTGCGCGAACAATTGCTGTCGGAATTTTCTTCGGTGCGTCGAGAATCGAACCGGATGGTGTGTATTCACCTGCTGCGGCGAAGATCGCATCCTGCGCGATTTCACCAAAGCCTGGGAATCCGTAAAGCGGTTCGGTGGCCACGCTCAAAAGGATTCGTTGAAGGCTCCACTCGTCCTCGTCCTCGTCGTCATCGCGCAGGTCTTTCCATGCCGTCCTGATCAACGAAGAGAGAACTCCATTGAAAACAATGACGTAAAGCAATGCGCGGGAAAGCTCGCCAACTGGACGCTTTGCCCCGGTGTAGGCAACCAGTGCCATGTTCTTCCTAGCTTCGGATGCAAACGCCCACGCTACTCGACCAAGGGGATTGGTTGTAGTGGACTCAAAAAGACTGCGCGTTCCCTGCCTTGTAGGTTGCGCGATCTCATCGACAATGCGCTCCGCTTCGTTTCGAGCGACCTCTGCTGCGGTAACGGGATCGACTCCAGCCTTGAGCGACTTTGTCAGTTGATAGTCGTAAACGATGGCAAAGGTTCCTGCGGTGAAGAGCGCATCCGTTCCCGCCAACAGGCGACCGATCCGTTGCACTGCGTGTTTAACTGCGTTCGGCTTTCCTGCGCGAAGTCCTTCCATTGCGATTTGAACGGATGGCGGCATCTGCGCAAGTCGTCGCTGAATGTAGGGAGAGTTCAACGCGTCTGCCCATGACAACCTCCCGGTAAGGAGCTTTGACAGGCGAGAAGCGTAGGAAATGAAAGGCATCTTCGCAGACGCCGCCCCTAGCTGAGTTGTTTGAATTGCGAGAGTCCCGAGTCGCCCGACAAGCTGGATGGCAGAGGCTCGCCCCATTGCGCCACTCAGAGCCTTAGTGAGAGCAAGGTGCGCTCCAGCATCGCGAACTCCGCCCTGAGCGAACAGATCCAGCCATGACCGAATCACGCGCACAGCTTCCTGTCCGCTTGACGCTTCGATTGAGTTGCTGACCTCACGATTCCCAAGAACTCCCTGCGCATCGCGTATAAAGACGGCATACGCTTTCCAGTGCGCCAGTTGCTTTTTATGCCCAACGAAGACCTCGATGGCGTTGCGGAAGTCCGGTTCGGCAACAACCTGCGCCCGAGTCCTCAAACTGCCGGGAGTCATGCTGCCGTTGCTCATGGTCGATCCAGTGACGGGATCTGTTGTCTGGCCGTTCGGAGCTTGCTGCGGCTTGACCGACAACGGAGAGTATTTGTCGTTGCGCGGGAGATTGATCCCGTTGATCTCGCGGAAGATCGGATTCAGCGTTTCGTATTCCCCTGCATATTGATCAACAAGGTAGTCCATCACCTCCAAAGCTTCGGCAGAAAGCTTGCTCTGGATCTCATCGACAAACGCTTGATCGTAGGCCCAGGTGGAGGTGATCTTTCCGTTCTCATCTCGCTTGCCTGCCATGTGCCGCTTGCCGTCCTCCTGCCGCCACATCAGGATTGCGGTGATGCCTTCTAGCTCCGACATCTTCCCGCCCTTCTTGGTTTCAAACGACGGTTGCGAGAGTTTCCATTGAAGCTTTTCCCCACCTAGTCGCGATCCGCCTAGCTTGCGGAACAGGGCATCCAGCCCATCGAGGACGGTTTGAATTTCATCGAGCTTCTGATTCTCCGCAGTTCTTTGCTGATCCGAGAACCACTGATTCCACTTGGAATTATCACCGAAGGCAAATCCGAGAACCTGTTCAAAATTAAAGAGCGACAGGAACCACTCCTTCCACTGTCCCGAGAGACCAGCGTCCTTCTGCGACTTTGCCACTCGCTCAGGACGGCTCCCAAGCTTCCCGGTTCCGGCGATGATATCCGCCCGAATTTGCGCTCGACGCTCCCGCTCCTTTGCGATGCGCGTTTGCTCTGCCAGATATCCCGCTTTCCACACTTCTTCTGCCGCTTCAACCGCAGCAGTGCGTCGAGCGGCACCTGCCCCCCGACTGTTGAGCTTGACGATGCGCCTGCCGTTCTTCCCTTTCTTCCCCGTATCAATGTAGGTATCGTTCCAATCGGAGAACAACCGGACCAGGTTAGCCTCGATCTTGGCATGAGCTTCAGCTTCCGGCGAAAGGTCTCCACTGGCAATCTGAGCCTCAAGCGTTGTTGCCCATCCCTCTGCTTTAGTGCCATCCCAAAGCATTGCCTCCGCGAGACGGTCGAACAGGTCATGGATATCCGCCCCGGCCTTGCCCTTGGGTTTCTTCCCGGCTTCCCGTTTTGGCTTTGTCAGCTTGAAGAGTTTCTTCCTGCGAACCTCTGCTTCTTTCTTGAGGTATTTCTCAAGCTCTGAGTCGATCCGCTCAACTCGACGCTCGATCTCATCAAGCATCGCGGCAGGAGTTGTAAGTTTCGCGAGCGCAACGAACCCACCGATCTTCCCGCGCACCTCGACCGGGAGCGTTCTCTGGATGGCATCGAGCGTGCGCAAGAATCCGATCAGCGTTGCGCGATCACTACCAATAGTGCTGCGTTCTTTCAGTGCTTGCGTTGCCCATGCTCTCGCCTCAGTCCTAGCTTCGCGAGTGATGTCCGCGATCTCGCGACTAATTCTCTCGCTGATTGCTTCAACGTTTTTCCAAGAAGCGATTTCATTTTCAAGTGCGGACCAAAAATCCGCAATTGAATCAAACCCAAACATGCTTGCCGCCTGATCTGGGGCTAGCCCTCCACCGTAAACGTAGCTAGGTAGACCCTCTGGTATGTCGTCCCATTCGCCGGAGGTTGTATCCATGCCGCGCCTTTTTGCTTCCGCCTTGGACATCAACGATCCAGCCCAATACTCTACCGTCCTGCCGTCCTTTCGCCTGTAAGTCTTCTTGCGAAGCAACTCCGAAAGGATTGGTCTTGTGGATGCATCGTCGAGCTTCCCGGCCTCGATGGCAGTTAGCTCCGAGGGGGAAATCCTTGCCTCCATCTTCTCCTGCCACAGTGCATCGAAGCGTTGCTTGCGCTCCTCATCAATGCTTTTAGCAGTGCGGTTTGCCCGAAGGATCGGCGCAAGCACCTTGCTGATTTCCAAGGCTCGCCTCCGCATCTCCTCACCAAGCTTCGCCCTCAGTTCTGGCGAGCGTTGAAAGGGCGAGAACATCGCGGTGAAGCGGGAGTCGATGTCGCCGATTGGGCGGATTACGGAGAGGGTTGTTTCACCAGGAGTTGTGCTAGCTGGAGCAAATCTCCCCCGTCCTCCACCGTCTGCATTGCGGCCTGCGCCTGCTCCAGCAATATCTCCAATTCGTTTTGCGAGAGTTCTTTTTGATTCAAGTTTTGTGAGGTAGGCTCCATATGATTCAGGTGTTTTTCCGCTTTTGTAAATTGAGTGCGCCCATAGAGCAGCTTGAACTTGTCTGGCAGTCCACCCAATTTCTTTGGCAATTTGTGATAGAACTTTTTGTGCTTTTGCAAACTGCGCAGCAGAAGGTGTTTCAACGCCAAACAATAAGCGAGAAATATGTCGATCAATTACAGCTTGATCCACTGCTCCATCGTTGCTCGCTTTGTAAGCTTTAATCTTTTGCCCTTGGATTTGCTTGTCGCTTCTCAAGCGATCAAGGTTCATAATGACGCCAGCCAAAAAGCCAGGAGTTTCTTCGCCTCGCTTTGTGCCATCAAAGGCTTCACCTCGCACATAATAGCCAAACGCTCTCAGTGCCAAAGAAACATTGGCTTTAACGCTTGCCGCTTGTGAGGTAATCGAAAGAATGTCTTGAAACAATGGCGCATAGTCCCCAAAGAAATCATCAAGAACTTCTTGGTGTTCGTCATACCAATCGCGCCAGCTTGCTTGATTCAATGCCGCATCAGTCAAGGCACTGCGTGACATTTGAATGCGCAAGGAATTCTTTTTCTTAATTTTCGCGGCCCTGCTATCTGCTGCTGGCGTGACGGTCGAAAACGAAGTAATATCAACGCCCTCCTCGCCTTTAGGATTTGGCTTTGTGAATACTAGCGTCCCATAAGATTTAGACGAAACGCCTGACGTTGGATATACTTTTGTGTAGTTCTCTTTTGCGACGTATCCCTTTTGGCCTTTGATGCCCACAACGTCATGCCATTTCCTGGCTTTATCGATCAGGTGAACGGTTGGTTTCTTCTTGGATGTAGACCGAATTGCGAAGGGATACGATTTGTGAAGATCGCTTGGAACTGCCTCGACCTCCCCGTCCATTTCGATCACCGCATAAACATATCCTCCCGTCTTGACGTTTTGAAAGGTTTTCAAAAATGGTTCTGAAAGCAGATCGCCTAGACCTTGAAGAATTGCCACCTCGCTAAGTTTGCCTTTGCGCATTGGGCCTTTCGCAAACTCGTTGGTTTCGCCAACTAGAAGATTAGCAAATCGTTTGGATTGCTCCGGCTTATCAGCTAGGGCTTTGGCAATTTGTGCCGCAATTGACTTGACGAACTTATGCCGAATATCAAACGTCGATTTATCAGCGGCAAGTTCCGCTTTGATAAGTTTAACGGCTTTTGGAAGTGATACGTTTTCGGGAACTGAATTAGTGAATGACTTGACTACCGTCCTAGTTACCCCGGTCTTTTTATTTTTAAGCTTCTTCTCAAGCTTCAGCGAGCTTGCGACCGAAATGATTTTAACAACATCATCTGGAGTTAGGCCATATCGTTTTGGATACTTGGCTACCTTCGCCAAAATATCCACCACTCCGCTAGACATGGTGGTCGAGCTGAAAAGCTTAGTGATTGGCGCGGATGTCAACGCCATGTAAATCTTGCCTCCGTTAGCTCTGGAAATTTCGTTAAGACGTTCCGCCATTCCCTTTGCGGCATTTTCAGTAGACGCCCAGAAATAGTTTAGAGCATCAAACAAAAGCGGGTAATAGACCCCGCCTTGCCCAACGACAACCT